ATGACGATGGCCCCGATCTGGTGGAAGTGCGCCGGGTCGGTGACATGAATACGGTGATCTACAAGGTTTCTGAAAAGCTGGGCTTTCTGGAAGAACATTTCCCCCTGGAACTGGCCGCCTATCAGAAGACCGGGGCGACCCAGATTCGCGCCAAGGGCACGCCGCTGACGGACATCAAGGGCCTGGGCAAGCGCCGTGCATCCACCCTGGAAAAACAGGACGTGAAAACCGTCGAACAGCTGGCCGAATTGTCGGATGCTTCGATCAATTCGCTGGGTGCGGGCATGGTCGATCTGCGCAAGAAGGCCCGCGATCACATAGCCGGTGCCGCTGGCATTGAGCCTATACGGACGGTCGGATGACCCTGCTGACGATCTGCCAGGACGCGGCCCAGATTATTGGCATCACTGCGCCGGACGCCGTGACTTCCTCCACCGATACGTCGGTGATCCAGCTGGAAGCCGTGACCAACCAGGAAGGCCGCGCCCAGGTGCGCAAGTACAAGTGGGAAGTGTTGATCAAAGAAGGCTCCCATACCACCATCGCCGCCGAGAGCCAGGGCGCGATGACCACCATTGCGACCGACTTCGGGCGCTTTAACAACAATACATTGTGGAACCGAACCACCGATAGAAAATATTACGGCCCGATCACCGGCTCCCAGTGGCAGAGAATCAAGGCCATAGTATCAGGCGGTATTACAAATTATTTCCGCATTCGCGGCGGTAATCTGCTGATGAGCCCGACCCCCACGGCGGGTGAAGCCGTTAATTTCGAATACGTTTCGAAGAACTGGGTCGATACTTCCGGCGGCAGCACCGCCAATGCGGACAAGTTCACCGGCGACAGCCAGACGACGGTGCTGGAGGAAGAACTGATCGTGCTGGGCGTGGTCTGGCGCTTTCTGAAGCTGAAGGGCCTGCCCTATGACCAGCAGTTTCTGGAATACCAGACACGGATGATCGAATACACCAACCAGGACGGTGCAAAGCCGATTCTGCGCATGGCCGGTCCAGGCCGGGCCATCCTTGCACTGAACGAACCCGAAGGAAATTACACCCTGTAACCCCACTGAGGAGAATATCATGCCGAATTTTGGCGGAATGGCGTACTCGAAAAGCAACAAAAGCGGCGGAATGAAGGCCAAGTCTGGCGCAACAACGGCTGCTGGCGGAAGTCCCTTTTCCATTACCGGGCCGGGACACTCGGCAGCAGCTAAAGCGTCAACAAATGCCGGGACTTTTAACGCTGCTTCCAAAACTGACAACTATGAAGCGAGTGGCAGCGCCACAATTCCTGGTGGAGCCAAGACAGCTTAATAATGGCCAATGACCTCTACGGAGAATTGCTTGCCCGTGCGCTTCAGCGCAGGGCACCGCCTGGGCATTTCCCCGCCTTCGTAACCCCCGGCGAGGCCAACTTGCTGCGCTCACGCGGCGGCGGCGTTGCCCCCGGCGGCGGCCAGTACATGGCTGGGGGCATACCGGCGTTCTTTGAGTACGGTGGCGATTACGGTGGCTTAGGTACGCCGGGTTATGGCGGCGGCGCTATGGGGTTTGAAGATTTTGGTTTTATGCACACTCCCGTAGAAGAAGACGAAGCTGCGTGGGAGGGCGTTGTAGCTGCGGGGCTGTCGGGGCTTGAGGGCTTTACCGCAGAGGATGAAGGCGATATGGGCCGAAGCCGTTCTGACCAAATGGCAGCTTTTCTCGCAGCCAGAGCAAAGGCAGAACAAGAAGCTGCAGCAAAGGCAGAACAAGAAGCCGCTGCTGCCTTGGCTGCGGCGGTTAAAAGCGATACGTCAGCCATCAGCAGCCAAGTTAATCCATCTTTTGCAGCTGGTGTGGAAGACTTTACCCCAGGTGGATGGGAAACTCCCGGTTTCGAGGGGGAGCAAGGCATTGGGACACCGACGGACCCCGGCGACACCGATTCTGACGCTGGCGTTGCTGCGCAACAGGCTGCCATGGAAATGGCGCAGCACGAAGTCAATACCGGCAGGATGTCTCAAGCACAGGCTTTCAGTGCCCTTGATGCCCCCATTGATAGGGGCGGATTAGGTAGGTTTTCACCAGCCGTCGGTTGGGGCATAAATTCAGAAACTGGGTTGGCATCATTTGCTGATCTGGCGGCGTTGAATGCCCAAGACCACCAAGGGTACGCCATCAACAATCCGCAACCAACAGCAGCCAGCATAGCTGCCTCCCATGTATTTTCCCAGCTCAACCCAACCGTAGCCAATGCGGTGATCGGGCTGTCAAGCCTCGTTGCGCCCGGACCAGCTGGATTTGCGGCCACCATAGCAGCGTTGATGGAAGAGAAGGGCTTGCTGAACATACCCGCCATGCGCTCCATTCCCGGCATTCAAGCCATCAGTGATATTTTGGACATTCCACAAGACTTTGTTGCTGAGATCATGCGGGGCATAACTGACCCGATAGGTGATGTTTTGTCGCAAGGGACGGATGCGTTAGCAGATGCACTGTCGGGATTTCTGGGGCCGGAGGAATCAGCCGGGCCTGACGATGCGGGCGAAGTAGAGGGTGGTGCCCCGGATATAGAAATAGAAATCGTGCCTCCCATCGCTACTGATACGGATGCACCGCCAGCACCACCGGCGCGTACATTCGCGGATGTGGACGATGAAACGCGGCGAAGAATACTCGCCAATATCATCAGCGGCTTGCAGCGGACAGACCGCCCGACGGAAGGGGCCACCGCATTTGGCCCGTTGTTTACTTAGAGAGATGATGAGATGGGCCTAGCACCAATTCGCATCACCGGGGCCAACGCCACCGTTCCTGCTCCCATCGGCGGCCTGAATACCCGCGACAGCGTCGATCTGGTGCCACCGACAGACGCGATCAGGTTGGATAATTTCTTCCCGGCTCGTTCCCATGTACAAGTGCGAAATGGCTATACGGATCACGTCACCGGCTTGCCCTCCACGGTGCAAAGCTTGATGGTCTATAATTCCGGCACTGCCAACACCATGTTCGCCGCTTCCGGCACTGCCGTCTATGATGTTACCTCTGCTGGTGCGGTTGGCTCTGCCGTCATTACCGGCCTGTCGAATGCACAATTCCAGTGGGTAAACACGACCACTTCAGGTGGGTCGTTTTTGTTTATTTGCAACGGTGAGGATGCGCCCCGGCACTGGAATGGCTCAGCCTGGGCCACCCCGACTTTGAGCGGTGTGACGGCAACGGATATTGTCAGCGTGACGGTTTTCAAGGAACGGCTATTTTTCGTTTTTAACGACTCTTTGACGTTTGGCTTTTTAGCCATAAATTCGATAGCCGGAGCGGTATCAGAATTCAATCTTGGCAGCATTTTCTCCTTGGGCGGCCAGCTTCAGGCCATCGGCACCTGGACGCGGGACGGAGGCGCGGGGCCGGAAGACAATGCCCTGTTCTGGACCGACCAGGGCGAAATCGCCATGTATGCCGGGACCGATCCGGCGGAGGCCACCAAATGGTCGTTGGTAGGCGTCTACCGCGTGGGCCGACCCATTGGCCGCCGCTGTATAATGAATGTGGGTAGCGACTGCTATCTGATAACCGAGAACGGCATCTTGCCGATGACCCAGGTTCTGGGAACCGGCGAGGCTGCGCCCAATCGGGCCATCAGCGACAAGATCAGCCTGACCTATAACCAAGCTGTGGTTAATTATCGCAATTCGTTTGGCTGGGAGGGGCAATTATACCCACGCGGCGGGTACGGTTTATTTAATGTCCCTGATTCCGGCAGTGGCGCGTTCGTGCAATTTGTCATCAACCTGGAGACTGGGGCATGGGCGCGGTTCATCGACCAGAATGCCTACACCTGGGCGGTGTTCGACAGTGATTTATATTTTGGCGGCAACACCAAGGTTCACTTGGCCGATTCCGGTGCTTCCGATGGCGGGGATGCCATAGCGGCCACGGCCAAGACCGCCTTCATCTATTTTGGTGGCCGCACCGGCCCCAATCGCTACACGGCGATCCGTCCGGTGATGGCATCCGACAGCCAGCTGACGGTTTCTTTGGGTTTTGACGTAGATTATCGTGATGGAGTATCTGTATTGACGCCATCGACTGGGGAATCCGATGCGGCGACATGGGATACCGCAACTTGGGATGTATCGGCTTGGGCAGGGCCGATCAATACACAGTTGGAATGGTTGAGCGTGGCTGAAATCGGTTGGAATGCGGCTGTCCGTCTGCGCACCATGACAAGTGCGCAATCGGTACGCTGGCTGGCAACCGACGTGCGCTTCGAACAGGGCCAGGGAGGTTTCTGATGCTTAGGGACCATGTCTGGGATTTGCTGGCACCGGCCACCGT